GAGAAGATCGACATCACTACTACCATAGCCAGAACGAGTCGTCTGAGTAGCGGAGACGATAGGTACATTAGCCTCAACTGCAAGACCACGGAGTTCTTCCGCAATCGCCTTAATATATGAGTAAGAACTGACACTTGCGTTTGCCCGATATCTACTGGATGCACATATATTTAGATAGTCAATAAAAATAATATCTGGTTTAAATGATTTCTTAAGTGCAAGTTCATTCAGTAATGCTTTGAAGTGTCCTGAGTGTGCTGATGCAGTAGGATATTCTTTAATAATTAATGTACCTTGTGTCTTCTTTGCAATCGAAGTTACCTTGTTTTCAAACATCATCTCAGGTAAATCCATCAATTGTTGAATTGGAACATTCAATAAATTAGCATCAATTCTCTCTGCAATTTTTTCCTCAGCCATCTCAAGCGTGATGTATAATACGTTCTTCCCTTGGAGTAACACACTGCTTGCGACATGACACATAAACAGAGACTTACCAACACCAGTGCCAGCAAGAGCAATATTGAGTGTTTTATTAGGAAGACCACCCTTCGTAATCTTATTGAAAAAATCGAGGTCGAATTGAATTCGAGTTTCCTTTTGGTGATAGTATTTGTATCTTTCTTCATAGTCTTGCAAATAATCGTGTCCTACATTATTATCAAAACTAACTGCTAGTGCATCTGATAATATAGATGGAATAGCATCTCTAGTTTTATTCTTTTCTGTTTTAGCATCAGCAATACTAATTGATTCAACTAGTGCAAGATAGATTGCACGATCTCGACACCATTTTTCTGTTGTATCAAATAACCATTGAAGATCACTTTTATCTTCATTTAATTCTGTTACTAAAGTACTTATATCTTTAAATCCCTCATCACTAATATCAGTTCTTTTTTCTGATTCTATGATGATTGCTTCTTTAGTTGGAAGATTATTATATTCAATAATAAATTTAGAGATCTCTTCAAATGCTACCTTCTCATGAAAACTTTCAAAATACTCACTTTTAAGAAATGGTAATACTTTTCTAGAATACTCTTCATTAATTATTAAATTTTTTAGAATTGTAGTTTCAATTCGTTCCATAACTAAATTCTTCAATAGCAATATTGTTTAACTTTTCCATTATATCATCAGTAAAATACTTATCAGGATTCTTATATATTTCTTTACCATATACTTTTTTTCCATTCATTTCATATCTACCAGCAACATTTTTCCAGAGTCCACCAAGTTCTCCAAGATCAAGTAAACCATAATACTTATCAAGACCTCGTTCATCATAGTATAAACGAATCTCAACTTCTTTGTTTTCCTTACTTAAACGTGATTTATGAGTCTTTGCTTTGATAATATTTCCGATAACTTCCTTGCCATCCTTTTCTTTTTTCTTGCTGAGATAAATGATTGTAGACGCTGCATATTTAAGTCCACTACCTCCTCCCATTTCTTTAGTTGGTACATAAGCTCCGATGACATCATAAGTGTGATTTGTAACTATAAGTGGAATATTTGCCTGACCTAACTTAAGGGTAAGCATACGGAATGCACCTTTTACAAGTTGTGATTTAGTCATATCACGAACTTGCTTATCATTCAATGCATCATTTATTTCTTTCTCTGTAGAAAGCATACCTAATGAATCAAGTACAAACATACAAGGTTTACGACTTTCTTCATCTGATTTTAAGTATAAATCAACTGCCTTTAATGCTTTACCTCTAAACTCTTCAATTGTTACAACATTTACAACAACCAACCGTGTCGTATCAACTCCACGAGACTCCAGTAATCCTTTATTGACGGCTGCTTCAGTGTCAAAATAGAGACAATACCCATCAGGGTTAGTGTCCAAAAAGTTTTTGACAACAGCCAAGGAAAAATAAGTCTTTCCAGTCGAGCTTTCGCCAGCGATGGCAGTGATCTTATTACTAGAAACACCACCATAAATGGAACCGCTAACCACTGCATTAAAGATATATGATCCTGTGTCGATGAATCGTTCGTTTTCGTCGATTTCGGAGGCAATTTGGGTGTAATCATCACCTATCTCTTTTACTATTTCTTTTAAAAAATCCATACTATGCTACAATGTCGAATACTTCTCGGAGAACTTTCTTATGTGGATATCCTTCTTCAATCAAGAATTTAGTTAATCTTAACTTCCTATGCAACTCATTACGAAATTGCCTTTTCATTGCATCTGGATGATTTGATTCATTCAACGCATCCATTAATTCTTTCAATTCTTCGTTATTGATTGGTAAATCCATGATAAAAGTTTAACTATACACATTATAACATCATATTCTATTTTTGGCAATCAGGAGAAAAAACTTTCTAAAGTAATCTTCTTTTCATCTGACCAACCAATTGCATTTAACACAGCCTTCATCGGATCGAGAAATGCTTTATCAAACTGAGTATCATAATCAATAAACTTTTCAAGATTAAGTTCCTTTGGGAAATCTTGAATGAATGACATTACATTCTCACGAATCGGATTTGGATTTTTTAAATAACAGAACTTAATTTTCTCACCATTCTGAATGTATGCATACTTCTTATCAAGTTTATTCTCTTTAACGTAAAAATTATATAGGAGAGCACCACGAACGTGCATCGGTGTTCCCTTCTCATATATGTTATTAGTTCCTTTATACTTGACTACATTTGATGCAGTACGAGGAAATGATATTTCTTCTGGAGATAATGATTTAAATTTAGTTCGACAACTATCAATATAATCTATCATCTCATCTTCAGTTCCACTCATCATCACTTTCAATCCTTCCTTAATCATCGTACGACAAGGTGCAGGTGTTGATGACTTCACTGCTTCAATACCCATAATCTTTAACTTTGCAGCTGCATATCTGACTCCTTCACTATCCCACACATTCAGAATATATCTTTTCTTTGCTGTCCATATACCACGATCTGCGATGTTCTCTCTTTTCATAAACATCTTTTGGTCATACGCATTTACGTATTTTGCCAACGCTTGGTAAGAACTCTCAATATACTTTTCAAATTCCACTTCACACACCTTATTAAGGAACGACACAATGCCTTCAGTAGTTTTCTCTCTGCCTTGGTATACTGCGTCAATAAAAGGGCCCAGATTAAGATAAATGGAATCGGTATCAGAAGCAATAACATAATCAACATCCTCCGTATTTAAAATTTTGTTCAGTTTACGATTCATCCGATTTTCAATCCATCGGATTGAAACTTGACCAGATAAAGTAATTGCTTCTGCGTTTGCTAATTTAAAATACCGAAAATACTGATTGCCGATAGCACCATAAGCAGAGTTAAGAGAGATCTTCTTTGCCATCTGGATATTGTTGCAACGGGAAATTTCTTTTTCCAACGTTTTCGTCTTCTGTTTTTCATAAGCTTTCTTTGCCTCAATCATTTTCTTCTTGAAGATAACTCGCTCATTATACATCTTCTCCATCAGTTCGGGTAAGAACCCTTTGATGTCTTTCCGATACATCGCACCATTTGCACATACCGCATAATCTTTAAACATTTCAAATGTTACTTCCTCAGATAGAATTTTATCAACGTTGACCGATGGATGTCTCTGGTCGAGTAATGTTTCTGGGGAAATATTATATTGCATAATGAGATGAGGGTAAAGACTGTTGAGGTCAAAACTAACCACCCAATCATACTTTCCTGGTATCGGTTCCTTAACATAAGCACCTGCATATTGTGAGTCTTTATCTGTTCTCACCTTTGGAGGAATCACAACGTTCTTCCTCTTCAAATAATTGTAAATAATTGAATCCCAAGTTCTTACTTGAAAGAATACATCTGTGTAATTCACTTTCGCATCATATGCCATCGTCAGACAAAGTTCAATCAACTTCATTTTATCTTCGAGTTGATCTACGAGTTCCACGTCGATGATGTTGTATTCAATAAACTTTTGCCAATTGCCTGTATAGAAATCTCTGAATGTATCAAACTCAGAGTGGTCTAATTTCTTTTTACCAAGTTCAACAAAAGCAATATGATCTAGACGATATGATTCTTGGTTTGTATATGTAAACTTACGATATAGGTCAAGGTAATCAATAACTGATATACCAGCCATTTCACAAGATATTTGTTTACGACCTTGTACAACAAAATCTTTCTTTCTTACATAACCCCAAGGAGAAAGTTTACGAACTTTCTTTTCACCCATCAATCTTTCAATACGTCCTACGATGTACGGAATATCATACAACTCACAGTTCCAACCAGTAATCACTTCTGGTGTGTTTCTTTCCCAATATTCTAAAAAACGATCTATTAAATTATATTCATCCGTACACTGAACGTATCTTACATCTTCTCTCGTATTATTGAATGGACGTGAAGCAAAACAAATTATTTTCTTAGTTGTATAATCCTGTAGAGTAATTGCTAGTAATTCTTCTGCACAATCAAAGACGTTGGGAAATCCACTTTCAGCTGCAACCTCGATATCAATCGTGACTAATTTAATTTTACTAATATCAAATTTGATTTCTTCTTCTGGATATTTTTCGGAGATATACTGACAGATATATCTGTCGTTTCCGTAAACATCAAAGTTATCCACCTCAGAATATTTATCTATAAACTGTTTACACTCTGATATTTTGCCAGGTTTAATTGGTTCAACACTCTGACCCTCTAAAGTTTTATACTTAGAGTTTCTTTTTGAAGGAACAAAAAATGTGGGATGGAAAGCCTCTCTCGCAGTAAAATGTTTACCGTTTTCATATCCACGAACAAGAATTTCGTCAAACCTTTGATGGACGTTTGTATAAAACCTCATGCGATAGTCTTATTATATTCAAATAGTAATTTACTTGTAGGATCAACTAATGTCAATATCTTATCAGAACTTATGAACATTTCTTTATTAGGAGTTAGATCTGACATCCACTTTTCCAATTTACCATCCATATCATTTCTCTCATTTGCATGAGGATCATTTATAACACATGGATTAATTAATTTACAATCTGGTTGGCCAATGTCTGCCAAGACTTCATCAATCTCCGCTATTAGAATCATTTGATTCACTAAGTGTAACACTTGAATTGGATTCGCTGCCTCCATTTCCTGATCCGTAGCTTGATCCGTTTGGATCATTAGATCGTCTTCCATTCATTTTCTCCTCATAGTTGTTTTTAACGGTGTCAAGTGGATCTGTAATACAGACCACCCAATCTTTATTTACAATTATATCACTATCATTAGATAATGACATCCATTTGTAATATGCAAGTTCGTGTTTCGGTCTACTTTCATCTTCAACTAAAACCTGAGTTGTTTTTATTTTAACACAATATGGATCTTTAAAAAGATAAGATACTAAGACACCTGTTTCTTCTTGACGAATTTCTTTGATGTCAGCAATTACTTCTTCTCCAGATTTAAGTAGTGCGAGTTGAATACTCATATTTTAACATATATTGACTATATTATACCATAAAAAAAGGGATCGTCAAGATCCCTAAAGTATTGTATCCTTTAATCATCAAAGGTATACTTTTTTAGCATGATGTTCTGGAACAATCTTACCTAATGTAATTGTAAGAAGTCCATCTGCAAAAGTTACATCTTTTACTTCTACATCATCAGATAGTGACCATTGCCTTGAGAATGATCTCTGTGCTAGCCCTTTGTGACTATAAGTTTCTTCTTCTTTCTTTTCCTTAGTTCCTTCTACGAATATCTTACCATATTCTGTGTAAACTTTAACTTCTTTCTTTTTGAATCCTGCGAGTGCGATCTCTAATCTAGACTCAACGTTGTTTACGTGAACGATGTTATATGGTGGATAGTTAGCATTTGAATTTGTATTCCAAAATTGTTGGATGTAATCATCTAACCCTATGCTATTTCTTGCGATCTTTTCCATTAGTTCTGGAAGATCTGAAGCACTATATCTCTGTATGTTAGTCATGGTTCTCCTTAG